CGTGCCCGTGCCGGAGGTGTCGGGCTGGGTCGTCGGGCAACCGGTCAGGGCGAGCAGGGCGATTACCAAAATCAGGCGCATCGTATTCTGGTAAGCCCTGTTATTCGATTACTTGCCCTTGAGGGCGTCGAGCAGCTTGCGGCCTTCGGACTCGGTGGCCTTCAGGCGTTCGGCGTGCTTGCGGGCCACGAGGAGACCGGCGACGAAGCCGCCCAGGAGGGCGAGCGTGATAGAGATGAGGTAGAGCATAGGGTTAGTCTAAAATCCAACGATTGGCGGCGACCTTGATGAGTCGGATCGTCTTGGTCGAAGTGATGCTGGTCGTGCCCAATAGGACGGGCGCCGGCGTCATGTTATCCTCGGGGACGATGGACGTGCTAGGCATGCCGCTGCCATCGACGCAAAGGGTGATTACAGTCCCGTCCGGGAAGGTGTAGGTCGAGTCCTGCGGGACAGTCAAGGTCGGGCTGTAACCGCTGGCCACGTAGACGATGTTATTGGCGTCGGTCGAGACCAAGGTGTAATTGCCGGTGATAGCGTTGACGGATTGCCCGGCGCCTGCGGCCACCCATGCGGCATCCTTGCGGCCGTAGATCGTGCCGTCGCTAGGTGCGTCTTCCAGTTTAGTGGCGAGCAGCTCGTCGGTCCTGTCCTTGTCGTAGAGCTGCATGGTTTAGAGTCGGGAGAGAAGTGCGGCCAGTTGGGCCTCGAGCTCGGCGATGCGCTCGGCGTCGGTTTTGGGAGGCGGGGTCGGGTTGTAAATCATTTCGCAAACGCTGGCAAAGGTATGCTCCGTTGTAGAGTAAACGCAAAGCCCGTCCGCCCGCTTCCAGCAGACAGGGTCGGACTCGATGCGCTCCCACTCGTTTCCTTGTTCGTCGATGTAGGCCATAAATTAGGAATAGGTAATGATGATTGCAAGGCCACCAGCACCAGCGCCACCAGCACCACTAGCAAATCCATTATTGCTAGCTGAGCCACCACCCCCGCCACCAGCAGGCCAGCCGCCAGCACCACCCTGGCCACCCACTGATCCATTGACATAAGCACCACCCCCGCCACCTGTGCCACCATTCGGCCAATAATCTGTGCTTACATAGCCAACACCAGCACCACCATTGATGCTGACAGCTGTTCCACCAGCACCGCCAGCAATTGCAAAATTGCAGCCCGAAACACTTGTGCTATTGTTCACTGCTGAGCCATTACCCCCAGCAGCTGATGTTAGGATGTTTGCCAACGCACCACCCCCACCCCCACCACCTGTGCCAAAGAAAGGATTGCTGTTAAAAGTTGAGCCAGCTTGCCCTGTAGATGTTGCCCCGCTTGCTCCACTGTTGCTGGCAAAACCTGTATTGAAAAGCAGGAAGGATGTGCGAGCGCCACCACCTGATCCATTGATTGTGCTTCCACCACCACCAAAATTACCGCCATGCGCACGAAAATTTGCAAAGGTAGTTGCTGTGCCAGCTGTCGCACCCGTTCCAGGGGTGTTATCAGTGGTGACAGACGCACCCCCAGCACCACCACCACCCACAGTGATGCTTTGAGTAGCACCAAGCTTATCAGCACTAAGCCTGATATAGCATTGGCTACCACCAGCACCCCCGCCACCACCACTTCTGCCTGATGTAGTGGCATACCTTCCACCAGATCCACCCCCGCCACCACCACCCACCAGCAGAATATCCACCACCTTAGCACCAGCTGGCTTTGTCCAGGTGAATGTGCCAACGCTGTAGAATGTTTGCACATCACAGCCACCGCTACCACCACCGCCAGCCGTGGCCCACGTCAAATCCCAGTCGGTTGCGCTTACCTTGGAAAGCACCTGCCCCGTCGTGCCGCCAGCGGGGACGAGCTTCGTGGCCGGCTCCACCGCCGCAGTCCCGAGCCCGAGGTTCGTGCGGGCCGTCGAGGCGTTGGCCAGGTCGGAGAGGTTCGACGCCGTGGCGAGGTAGGTGCTCGCCGCCGCCGAGGTCGTCAGATAGGACGACATCCCCGCGATGGTCTGGTAAGTCCCCGCCGCCGAGGCAATCGTGAGATAAGGGGCCAGCGCCGTCGCGTCGATGTAGCCCGCCGGGTTCGTCTGGAGGTAGTAGGTCGAGGCCGCCGTGGCCGAGGTCAGCAGGCCGAGGGTGCCGAAGGTCTTGTTCTTCCAGAGGGTCGTCGCGGAGTCGTAGGCCAGCAGGTCGTTATTTGCGAGGCCGGCGATGGCGACGTTGTGCAGTTCCTCCAGCTCATAGCCGTTTTGAATGCGCACGAGCATCGTGCCCTGGTTGACGTGCGAGCGCTCGATAACGCCGACGTAGACCAGATGATCGGGGGCCGAGGGCTTGGTCGAGGTGAACGTGCCCGCCGTGGTCGGGGATAGGTAGACCTGAGTCCCAGCGGCATAAGCCGAGGTGTCGAGGTTCTCCAGCAGGCCAGAGGTCACCGCGTAACCGTTTTGGTTATTCGGGATGTTCTCGAGCAGGACGGCGAAGGTCTGGGCCGAGGTCGCGTCCCCGTTGGCCTGAGCCTTGGTGACAGTTACCTTATTGCCCGCCGCGCCGGTGACGTAAACCACAGTCCCCTTGGTAAGGGTGGCCCCGGTCTCGTTACGGACTTGATTGCGGACTTGCAGGGCGAAGGCCGTAGCCCATTGCGTGTTGTAGTCCGTGGCATCAATCTTGGCGAGCACCTGCCCGTCGGTACCGCCGACAGGGACGCCCGGGCCCGTAGCCCCAGTCAGGCCCGAGGGGATGCCAAAGTTGAATACCGCCGCGGAGGTCGTGCCGACATTCGCCACGGTGGCAGCCGAACCCGGTGACAGGGTCGTCGTCGTGCCGACCGCGATGGTCGCCGCGTTGCCCTGGGCGCCGGGAGTCCCGAGCTCGATGCTCAGGGTAGCCGGGGCCGTCCCGAGGACAGACAGGGCCAGAGTGCTGTCAGACCCGTCGACCTCCACGGTCAGCGAGCCCAGAACCAGCGAAGAGACGGTGATGCTGCTCATCGGTTAGTCGGTGACCTGATCGATGATCGCGAGGCGGAAGGTCTCAGAGTAGAAGGTAACCCCGCCGTAGACGAACTTGATGTCCGACCGGGCGTTGCCAAGGGCGAAGCCGGCGGTCGTCGAGGCCGGGAGAGTCGCCACGAAGGACAGGCCGTTGACCGCAACCGTCACCGTGCAGGGGTAGACCGTCCCGCCCGCGTCGATGATGTCGGTCGTCACGGTGGTCGTCAACAGGTTGGCAGGGCCGCCAGCCGCCGGGGTGTAGGTCACGGTCGCCGAGTAGGTCGTCCCGCGCTTGAAGGTTACGGAGTTGCTCATTGGCCTAACCTTGCCCCCGTGGCAACTTACAGCTGTACCGTCGCCCCGCTAGAGTTCTTTGTGTAACCAGTCCAGGCGCCGAGCCATGCATTAAGCTCGGTCTCGTAAAACGGCGTATATGGGGCGATGTTTGCGGTATCCAGTCCCTGCAACTGTACCGGGTTAAGCAGGGCAAGCGGGCCGAGGTGAGACTGCGTCACCACGAAGGTCGTCCCGTCCCAGTCCACGTCCGCGATCTTCCACTTCTGGCAGTTGTAATTATATTGAACGAAGGCCCCGAGGTTCTGGAGGTTGATGTATGTGGCTCCCGTCGGAGTCTCCACTTCGACCAGTTCCTGCTCCCGGCTTTGGCGGATGATGATCTGCGGGTTCGACCCGTTGAAAAAGTTGGTCTTGTTGTCCGCGTCAGACCCGTCCGCCATGATCGCAAGGTAAGGCCAGAAGCCGTCCTCGGTAGACCCGCAGCCGATGACGTACACGCCCCAGTTATCAGACCCGCCGCCGCTCGCCGGCAGGATGGAGATGTAGCCGCCTAGGTCGACCAGCGAGGAGTCGGCCACCGCCGCCGCGTCGCCCGTCGTCTTGCTCCCGGTCGGGTAGGCGTAGAACTTCCGCATCTCGGCCTGCCAGACACCCAACGCCCATGCGTCCAGGTTGCGCGATGAGGTGAAGCGCACGAACCCCTTGCGGCATTGAACGCCCCACGCCTCGGAGGTCTTGAAGACGCTGACCTGAAACTGGTCGGGCTCAGCGGGCAACGGCCATTCGGCATTGATGTCCAGCGTGCTAACACCGTTCGCCGTCGTGACGTTATATCCTGGGCCGGGCTGGAACATCTTCAGACGTTGGTCGAGGTATAGACGAGGTAGCTGTACCCTTCGCGGTTGAAGCGCAACTCGTAGGTCAGCTTATAGAGCGCCCCGTAGTCCTCGAAATGCACCGAGGCAATAAGCCATTGCGGGTCTTCGTCAGGCGCCTTGAAGGGCGGCGTGAAATAGGACGGCAGCAGGTAGCCGAAACCGTCCGGGCCGCGCTGGTACATCGTCTTGCCGACGTGACCGAGGAGCGTGTTCACGTTGGCGGAAGCGGACGTGTAGATCGTCCCGTTGACCGTCGAGGTCGGGGCGAGGTATGACGTGCGCTGGTAGAGTTTCTTCGCCCCCGTGGTGGCGGGGTCATAGAAGCCGAGGAACTTGCCGCCTGTCTTCTGCTCGAAGATCGCGCCATTGCCACCCTCCCAGACCGGGCCGCGGTCGGTGTAGGGCTTGAGCACCTTGACCAGCGTGGAAACGGAATAGGGGTTGGGGCCGGCGATGCCACCCGAACCCGTGGCCGTGAAGAACTTCGGGTGGTTCTGGATGGGTTCGGTCGTCAGCGTCGCCGCACCCGAGACGTTCGGCAGGGAATAGGCGGACTCAGTATTGGCGAGGCCGATATAGTCCACGGTGATCGTGGCGACGTCGAGCGCCCCGTATGAGACGCTGACCTTGTGCGCCTTCAGCCTGGTGTCAGGGGCGAACGAGGCACCGCGGACGATGGCCGTGGCCGCCGTCGAGTCGTCGCACTTGTAGACCGCCTTGCATGTGAGGACGCCGTAGCCATCGTTTTCGATAGTGTAACCCGGTTGAAGGACGGGCGTCGTCAGGGCGTTGCCTTGGGAAATCTTAGCCATAAATCAGCGGGGAAGGTTGAGGCGGCGGGACGAGGGGAAGAACTTCTCGGGAGTGAAACCGCTCTGCGCCTGGTCGCGCTCGATGAGGGTGCGGAGGCTGTTCGCCATGTCCTCCTGAACAGTCAACTGCTTGTTTGCGATATCGAGCTGCGGGGACATCCCGACCCCGATGACGTTGCTCGCAAGCTCGGGGATTTTGGAGGCCGTCATGCCACCCTCGGCGGCGCCGGGGGCTTCGGGCTTCATGCGGCCCAGGGCATCGCCTGCTACGAGGGCCTCAATGGCGGCACGAACCGCCGGGTCTTGCGCGGCCTGCTTGGCGACGAACTCACGCTGGGCTCCTGCCGAACCCTCAAGGGGGTTATATGGCATGAACTTGGAAAGGACTTCCTTCGCCCCGCCCCGCTGCTGCTCCAGGAGTTTCTGGCCGCGGGGGTCTTCGAGCAGGAAAGTCTCATAGGCCATTTGCTCCGCCAATTTCGCCTTGGCCTGACGCTTGGCCTCGGCCTCACGCTCGCCGGCCTGAATGAGAACCTCACGAGCCCCGCCCTTCATGTAGCCTTTGGACTCCTCGTCCTTGGCGAAGTCGCGGGCCTCCTGGGCGTCCTGCTTGGCCTGCGCGATCTTGTCAGAGATGAACGAGAGCGCCTTCTGGATGAGCACCATCGGGGCGAGGAAGCCGACCGCGATGTCCTTGAACGCCTCGCGGAACTTCTTGGACAGGCCGTTGGCGGCGCCTTCCAGACCCTCCATCGACGCCTTGGCCTTCGCCATCTTCTCAGGCACGTCCGACTTGCCGGACAACTCCCATTCTAGTTTGCGGCCCATAGTCTTTAACCTTGCTGGCTAGGCAACTCCCCGCGGCGGATGGCCTCCATCATCTCCTCTTCCTCGGTCGTCAGAAGGTTGACCTTCGCACCGGCCCGCGTCGAGAAGGCCGTCGACATCCAGATGGCTTGAGACTCAGGCATCTCCCAAGCCCGTTGCTCCTCGATGCCGTTGGCCACTAGGTTCGTGACGATCATCAGCGGCCACGGGATGCCGACCCCGTCAGCTGAGTCGCTGGTCTTCGAGGACTCCCAGTATTTAGGCCACGCGTGAAGGTGGCAATGGTCGACGAACCGGGCGACCTCCTCCGCGAACTTCTCGGGCTGGTACTGATAGACCCGCAGCCGAACCTCCTCCCAGAACCCCACCCGCAGGTCGGACTCCTCGGCGCATACCTTGACCGCGATCAGCAAGTCGGTCGGCGTGATGCCGAGCGTCGAGTTCATAACCAGGGGCGAGTCAATCGACAGCAGACGAACCCGGTGCTTCAGGCAAAAAGGAAAGACCCGCTTCCCGAGGATAGTCCGGGAGGACGGGTCTCTGAACGCCCGCAGGAAACGATTGTCCACGGGGTGAGTCAAAGCCCTTGCAGGGCTCAGGTCAATCAGGCCGGCGTGACGCCTTCAAAGTCGACCGCCGTGATCTTGTACTTCACGAAGTCCTTGTTCGTGCCGGTCTCCTCGACCTTCGTGATGACGCCGACAAAGGTGTTGCTAGCCGACCCGGCGGGGTAAGCACCCTTTGCGGCGACCGTGAAGGTCAGCGTGGCGCCGAGGGCCGGAGGGGTCGCGGAGGTGGTCTTGACCACGCCCTCGACCGTCAGCTCGGTCTTGCGGTCGTCGTAGCGCTGGGTCACCGTCAGGCCGGCCTCGCTCTGCACCATGTTCTCGTTATTGAACGAGGCGGAGACGGTATAGGACTGAACGAAGAGGTCGGTCGCCGTACCAGCGACACCATAAACACAGGAGGTTCCTTGAGCGACGGCGGCCATTTGTCTTTGCGGGAGGGGGCAACCTTAGGCCGGGAGGACGGCCAGAAGGTCGAAAGCGAACAGGGTCGCGAACGAGCGCTCGTCCACGCCCTCGTCCTCGGAGATCGGGGTCACGTCGTAGAGGGTCGCGTCCGTCGAGGTCACGAAGACCGCCTTCAGGCCGGCGAGGTCTTGCATCGCCCCAGCCAGGGCGGCGCATCGGGCACGGTGATCCGCGAGGGTCGTGTCGTCGGCGTTGGAGAACAGGGTGACCCGCAGGGAGCAGGAGTAGTTCCCGGCGCCCTCGGGGAGGTCGGCAGGCGCCCGGGCCGAGTCGCAGAGGACGATGGCCTTGGGCAGGACGTTGAGGTCGACCGAGTCCCCTTTGTAGATGGTGACCCCGGCCAGCCCGGTCTCGGCGGCGAGGAAGGAGGCCACGTTGGCCTCGACGATGTGACGAATGGATTTGGTGCCCATAAAGTTTAGCCGTTGAACTTGTCCGCTTGGTCTTTCTGGTAAGCCTCTAGCTGGGAGATTAGGCGGGACATGGCCACGGCACGGGCCACGCCCTGCACGTTGTTTTTTGATGCCTGGTTGTCATTGTCGCCGACCGTGTTTCCGATGCGGATATAAATGCCCTCTCTGTTTCGCAAGAGCGTGGCGTATCCCGTCCCGGCGTGGCGCCTGACCCAGACGGGGATTTCAGAAGACTTGAAGACGTTCTTGCCGCGTACCTTCGGAAGGGTCGAAAGCACCTGCCACCAGCCGGACTTGATAAAGCCGACGTGCGCTTGGGTGGCCTTGATGTAGGCCTCCAGCTTATCCTGAGACTCGACGACATATCGGCCAAGGTAACCTCCAACTGGCTTGCTCGTCCGCATCTTGCCTTGGCTGTTGATGTAGCGCCTGGACAAGTGCACCTTGCGGATGTCGGTGACAATCTCCTGTTGCTGAAGCGTAGGCGCCGGGTTGGATTTGCTGAACAAATTGCGGGCCTTGTTGAACGCCCGGGTCACGTCGCCGTCATGGATGATCTCTTTGACGATTGTATTGTTCAGGTTGCCCTGAAGACTCGCCCGCTTGCGGATGGTCTCAAACTTGCCGATGTCGTTATTTTTAACGGCGGCTTTCAACTTGTTTAGGCCGACCCCGATGGAGTTGGCCTTCCGGCTATCAGCCGCGACAAAGAGGTTGTTTATTGAGATGGCGACGGCCTTGAAGCCTGCTTCCCTGGCTCCCTTGGTCAGACCCTTGCCCCCGCCCTCGACCATCGGGGGAGTCAGTTCCAAGGCGGCATAGCAAAGTTCACCGGCGCCACGGATGCCAGCCTCCTCCATCGACAGCCCCATGCCCGAGGCATAGTCGGTCAGGGCCGCCATGAACTTCTCCTTCGACTGGGGGATGAGCCCCACGGCCTTACTGGTTATCGTCGATGACGACGAGGGTCAGCCACGCCGACCCGGGCTTGTAGGTCTGCCCAGTGATCCGCAGGGTCTTGCCCCCGGCGACAATCTTCTTGCCGATGGCGAGGGAGGCGATGGGCGAGCCCGAGCTGATGACCGCAGCCGATGC